GCGAAGGGCGCCGAACGATCTGGCGCGTGCTCACCCAGGCCGGCGCGTTCAAGAGCGTGTTCAACCCCGAGGCGGCGGTCATGGCGTACCAGGCGGGTCAGCAGGACCTCGGGCACTGGCTGCTCGCCGAGCTCGCCGAGCTCGACCCCGCCGCCGTGTTCCGCCTGGCCGAAGAAGCGCGCGGCCGCGAGCGCAAGGAGCTCGAGGTCGACGACGCGATGCGGGTGGAGTTCGCCGGCGACTACGCCCGCGAGGGAGCTGACACATGAAACCGTTGATCGCGTACCCGTTCTTCGCCCCCGAGCCCGCCGTCGCGGACCCGCCGCCGGCTGCGCCGGCCGCACCTGTCGTACCTGTGCCTGCCGCATCAGCGGCGCCGGGTCCAGCTGCGCCGGCCGCGGCGCCGGCCGCGCCACCGGTTGCACCTGCGGCCGCCGACATTCCCCCGGCGGGCGCGGTGCCGGTGGCGCCCGCGCCGGCGGGCCCGGTCGTGCCGGAGGTCTACACGCTCGCCCTTCCGGCGAACACGCTCTTCACGCAGCTCGACGTCGATGCGACGGCCGCCGAAGCGAAGGCCATGCAGCTGACACAACAGCAGGCACAGGCGCTTCTTCAGGTGCGCTCGGACAGCCTCCGAGCCCAGGCCGACACGTACCTCGCCGAGACAAAGGCCGACCCCGAGGTGGGCGGCGCCAAGTTTGAGACGAGCGTCGCCGACGCCGTGCGCGGCCGCGATGCGTTGTTTCCACCTGGATCGAAAGGGGCGGATCTGATCCGTCACCTCCTCGACGTGACCGGCTTCGGCAACCACGTCGAGTTCATTCGCGGCTTCGCTCGCATCGGTCGCAGCGCGCGCGAGGACCGCGCGCCTGGCGGCGGCGGCGGCGCAGTCGCACCACCCAACGAAACCCTCGAGCAGCGCGCCGCGCGGCAGTTCTACCCGACGAACGCGCCGCCCGCGCAGTAGGAGTACACCATGGCAGCACTTGGCACGGGCGCCTTGACCCTCGCGGATTGGGGCAAACGCCTCGACCCCGACGGCAAGATCGCCACCGTCTGCGAGCTCTTGGCCCAGACCAACGAGCTCCTGACGGACATGAAGTGGATCGAAGGCAACCTCCCGACCGGACACCGCTCGACCGTCCGCACCGGGCTCCCCTCCGTCACCTGGCGCCGCATCAACAACGGCGTGACGCCGAGCAAATCGACGACCGCGCAGATCGACGAGAACGCCGGCATCCTCGAGGCCTGGTCCGAAGTGGACAAGGACCTCGCCGAGCTGAACGGCGACATCGCGGCGTTCCGCTTGTCGGAGGCGCGCGCGTTCCTCGAGGCCATGAACCAGCAGATGGCCGCGGTCGTGTTCTACGGCAACCAGGGCCTGACGCCGGAGGAGTTCAACGGTCTCGCGCCGCGCTACGCGGACTCGACGCTCGGCAACGGCGCGAACATCATCAAGGCCGGCGGCGCCGGCAACGACATGATGTCGATCTGGCTCGTGGTGTGGGGCGACCAAACCTGCCACGGGATCTTCCCGAAGGGCAGCAAGGCCGGCATCATCCACGAGGACTTCGGCGAGCAGACCGTCGTCGTGGGCACCGGCATCGGCGGCGCGCGGATGCGCGCGTACCAGGAGCGGTTCCAGTGGAAGGCCGGGATCGCGGTCAAGGACTGGCGCTACGTCGTCCGCATTTGCAACATCGACACGAGCCTGCTCATCGCGGACTCGACGCCCTTCTCAGCGGACCTCCTCAAGCTGATGGCGAAGGCCTGGCACCGCATCCCCACGCACGGGATGGGCACGGCGGTGTTCTACGCGAACCGGACGATCGGGCAGTGGCTCGACATCCAGGCGCGCGCGTCGGTCACGACCGGCGGGCAACTCGGCTACGACGTGGTCGACGGCAAACCGATCACCACGTTCCGCGGCATCCCGATCCGACGCTGCGACGCGCTCCTCGAAACCGAAGCGGCCGTGCCGTAGACCGACGGTCACACGAACCGGAAACCAGAAGGAGAACCCCATGTATGTAGATGCTCTCCTCGTCGTGTCCGACGGTCAGCAGATCACTGCGACCGCCGTCTCGACGAGCTCGATCGACCTCGGCAACGTGACGCCCAAGCGGCAGATCGGCGACGGCGAGCCGATGGGCTTCAAGGGCCACGTCAAGGCCAACGGCGTGACCACCGGCAGCGTGGTGGTCAACGCGATCTCGAGCGCCGCGGCGGCGCTCAGCGCGCCGACCGTCATCGGCTCCGTCTCCCTCGCCACCGCCGACCTGCTCGCCGGCGGCGAGTTCTTCGTGTTCATCAGCGACGGCTTCCCCAAGCAGCAGTTCATCGGGCTGCAGTACGTCGTCACGGGCACGGTCGACTCGACCATCCAGGCCGAGCTCGCGCTCGACTCGATGGCGGGCGGCAAGCCGGTCAGCTACGCGAAGGCGTTCACGGTCACCGGGTAATTCAGCAGTGGGCCCCACAGCCGGCGAGCTCGAGGTGCTCGCCGGCTGGTATCTCCCGCAGTCAACGCAAGCGAGGCACACATGACGAAACCGAAAGTGCCGGGCGCCGGCCCGACGGCCGACGAGCAACCGCGGCAGCAACCGACCAACGCGCCAGCCATCAAGGTGCGCGCGATCCGCGAGGGCTACTACGAGCACCTCCGGCGCTTCCCGGGCGACATCTTTGAAATCCGCGGGGACCGCTACCCGGCCGACGTCGTGCGGCAGATCGGCGCGGCCGACGGCCGCGGCACCGTGCCGTTCACCCTGCACAAGGCCGGCGAGGTGATCGAGTTCTCGGAGACGTGGATGGAGCTCGTCACCGACCAGAGTCTGCCGCTGAACCAGCGCACCGCGCAGCAGATGCTGACCGAGGAGCACGACAACCTCCTGCGCGATCGCATCGGGACCTCGACCGGCAATCAGAACCCGCTCGGCTGACGATGCCGTCGAACACGACGCCGGCGACGGCCCAGGACCTGGGGACGTTTCCGTTCGCGACGTTCACCGCGAGCGTGGTCGGGACGTCGGCGCCGTACTACGAGGTGTGGTTCAAGTTCACGCCGACGGCGACCCAGACGCTCGGGCTCAACATCCACGCGCCGATCGCGGGGAACTACTGGCCGGAGAGCACGCTGTGGACCGGCACGCCGCCCGCCGCGCTCACGCCCTATCCGACCGTGCAGGTCGACGCCATCAACTCCGCGGCGGTGTTTCCGGTGGTCGCCGGGGTCACCATCTACGTGCGCGTGCGCCAGGCGAACACCGGGCTCGGCATCGACGGCCCGATGTCGCTGACGGGCTTCGTCGCGCCCAACATCGCGCCGGCCGGCACCGTGATCGCGATCCCTGACGCGGACATGGGGTTCTGGGGCGCGGAGCTCACCGCGGCGGTGGGCGGCGTCTCGCGCTACAACCCCGCGATGCCTGTCTCCGAGTGGGGGGACATGCTCGTGCTCGGCGGCCGCACGGCCCTCAATCCGAAGCCGACGATCACGGACATCAAAATCTACGACGACCCGCTCGGCGCCTGGACCCTCGTCGCGACGATCCCGGGGATGCTCGGCAACTCGGCGATTTACCAACAGATCAAGGCGAGCCCGGGCAGCGGCTCGTTCTACTTCGGGGGCACGTCTGGGGGCGGTGCCGTGTTCCTGCACCGCGCCAGCTCCGCGGGCGTCGTCCTCGGGTCGTGGACCCTGCCGACCAACTCGAAGCAGCTCGCGGCGATGGCGATCAGCCGCGACGATGCGCGCGTGTTCTACAGCTCGCTCAACGCGGGGCAGGCGATCCATGCGTACGACCTGGTCGGCAACGCCGCGCTGCCCGACCTGGTCGCGGCCGCGGCGACCTACGCGCAAGACCTGCTCGTGCTCGCCGACGGCAGCGTGATCGTGTCCTATCAGGGCACGGGCTCGAACCAGGTCAAGCGGTTCAGCGCCGCCGGCGCGCTGCTCAACACGTACAGCTTTCCCGGGTTCGACTGCCATCGCGTGGCGCGCGACCCGGCCGACGACGCGGCGACGTTCTGGATCTGGTTCCATGTGGGCGGGCAGAAGACGTCGCGCTTCAGCCAGGTGCGCGTGGCCGACGGCACGGTGCTCGTGACGTTCGTCGCGCCGATCTACCTGGGCGGCGCCTCCAACGAATACACCGACGCGGCGCCCACCTGGGGCACGTCGAATACGTGCCCCTTCCTCGTGTACCAGGGCTTCGGCGGCAGCGGCGGCGGCCCAGGCGGCCCGCCCGACACCGGCGGCGGCCCCACCCCTGGCGATGGAAGCGGCGGCGGCGGCGGTGGCAGCGCGGCGTATCCGCCCGAACCGTGCGAGCTCGGGCCGCCGGTGGCGGTGTGTTGGAGCGGGCAGCCGTTGCGCCCGCCGGCGGTGGAGATGGTCGCCGGGCCGGCGCTCGCGACGAGGAGCTCGAGGGCGGCGACCCCGCGCACGACGACGATGCCGGCGGCGGCGATCGTCATCACGGACTTTGTCAACGCGCCCGCGGCCATCCTGTCGGCGGTGGATGGCACGTACCTGGGTAGCGTGCCGCTGTCGGCCACCGACTTCGGCGACTACCTGCCGAGCGGCATCCTGTGTTTGTTCGACACCAACGACAGCAACAAGGTCGTGCTGTTCGCGGGGACGACGGCGACCGAGCTCCTGCGGCTCGGCCCCTTCGACCTCGGGGCGTACAACATCAGCAGCGACCAGCTGCACACGTTCGTCGTCGCGACGCGCCTCGGCGGGCCCAACGGCGGGCTCGCGAAGATCCGTACCGTCTCCGACACGGGCGTCGTCGGCGGGACCACCTGGACGCTGCCGACGACGTCGTACGGCCTGTTGGGGATGGCGCCGAACCCGACGCGCACGATCCTCTACTACACGAGTCTCACCACCGGTGGCGGCGGCACGGGCTCGGCGGTGTACCGCTACGACCTGGTCAACAGCGTCGCCCTCTCGAACCTCGCCGCCGCGGTGACGAACTACTCGGCGACGAAGGACGTGGTCGTGCTCGCGGACCAGTCGATCCTGGTGGGGTACCACTCGGCCATCTTTGGGCAGCAGGAGAAGATCGTCCGCTACGACCCGAGCGGCGCGGTGCTGAACACCTACACCCTCGGGCTCCGCAACGACGTCATCCTCAATCGGTTCAACCGCGCGATCGACGGCACGTCGATCTGGGTGTGGCTCGAGCCCGCCTCGGGAGCGTTTCCGCACACCGTCTGGTTCAAGCAGATCCGGCTCACCGACGGCGTCGTGCTCACCACGCTGACGCCGGTGGAAGCTGGCTCGGCGGGCAATCCGGCGCTCGGGCAAATCTCCAACTCCTGCCCGATTCTGCAGTATCCCGGCCCTGGCGGCGGCCCGGGCGGCCCGCCGGACACCGGCGGCGGCCCGACCCCGGGCGACGGGAGCGGGAAGGGCGACAGCGCGGAGGCGACCTACCCGCCGGGCGCGTGCGACGTCGCGCCGGCCGCGGCGCCGTGTTGGGACAGTCAACCGCCAGGTCCGCCGGCGGTCGAGATGGTCGCCGGCCCGGCCCTCGTGCGCGCGAGCTCGAGCGCGCCGACGCCGCGCGTGGTGACGACGATGCCGGCCGCGCTGATCCTCGCCACCGATACCGGCCCGCCGGCGGCGCTGATCAATATCCAGCTGGCGACCTTGGTCCGCACCGTGCCGCTGCCGAGCAGCTCCTCCGTCGCGGTCCTGCCGGACGGGCGGTACTCGATCATCAACGGCGACGTCAGCACCAGTAAGGTCGTGCAGGTCTATGCGGCCGATGACACGTTGCTGACGGCCGTCGCCGGCATCCCGTCGGCGACCTGGGCGCCGGATTCCCCGATCGCGGCGGCGAATGGGTCCTTCTACATCGGCCAAAAATCGGCCGTCCCGCCGAAGCTGTACAAATACTCGCCCGCCGGCGCGGTCCTCGACAACTGGACGTTGCCCACCGGCGGCGTGGCCCTCGGGTCGATGGCGGTCGCGCTCGACGAAAGCGTCTGTTACTTCACGACCGCGCTCGCGCAGCAGCCCGTGCATCGCTACGACCTCGTCAACCGCGCCGCGCTGAGTGACCTGGTGGCGGGCCGCACCGGCTACTACACGCTGCCCAACATTTTCGCGGTGCCGGGGTCGACCGACATCGTCGTCACGTACAAGCGCGCGGCCGACGGGTTCGCGGACGCCATCCGCTACACCGCGGCCGGCGCCGTCGTCACCACGTATGTCGCCGGCGCCTCACCGAGCGCCACCGCGCATGGCGCCCTCGACCCCGCGCAAACCGCCACCTGGTGGCTCCGCACGTTTCCCACGAACGATGCCAACGAGACGTCCACGTTCGTCGAGTTCGATCTGCTCACGGGCGCGGCGGTTCACACGTACATCGTGCCCGGCATCGCGGGGGTGCCGCTCGGCGTGTGCGGCTGGATCAAGCGGGCCATCACCGTGACCACCGGCGGCCCGCCTGGCGGGGGCGGCCCGCCTGGCGGCGGCCCGGCGCCGGGCGACGGGAGCGGGCGCGGCGACAGCGCGGCGGCGACCTATCCGCCCGGCCAGTGCGTCGTGGCGCCGGCGGCGGCGCCGTGTTGGTGGGGTCAACCGAGTCAACCGCCCTCAGTCGAAATGGTGAAGCCATGACCGCGATCGAGATTTGGAACCTGGCGCTGCTCAAGATTGGCGTCACGCAAACGGTGCAGGACCTGTCGGAGGCCTCGCGCGAGGCCTGGACCGGCGCGCTCGTGTACGACCACTACCTGCGCGCGGCGCTGCGCCGCTTCCCGTGGGCGTTCGCGACGAAGTACCAGCGGCTCGTGCTCATCCAGGGGCCCGCCTGGCCGACCGCGATCGTGCAGGCCTGGGACGCCGGCAGCGCGGGCCCGCCCGTGAGGCCGCCGCAGGTCTACGCGCCCGGCGTGGTGGTCATGTTTGCCGGCAACGTCTACTACTGCATCCAGGGGCACACCGCCGACGCCTCGATTCAGCCGCCGCACCCGGACTACTGGACGTCGACGCCGCCCGAGAACGCGAACGGCGACTGGTACTACGCCTACCGCGAGCCGATCGACTGCGTGTTCGAGCGGCGCCTGGTGCCGCCGGGCAACTACGGCCGGCGTTTCCACGGCACGCCGATCCCGTTTCGCAAGGGGCGCGACACCAACGGGCTCATGGTGTTCAGCAACGAGCAGGACGCCGTGCTGGAGTACACGACGCTCGACTGCCTGCACCTGTGGACCGACGACCTGTTCGTCGAGTACCTCACCTGGCTGCTCGCGTCGGCCGCGGCGCCCGGGCTGACGCGCATCGCCGATATGAGCAAGACCGCGCTGCAGATGGCGGAGAACACGATCGCGGTCGCCGAGGTGGTCGACGCGCGCGAAGCGCAACAGGAGAAGCCGGGCGACGCCGAGTGGATTCGCGCGCGCGGCGGCTACGGGGCCTTCGGCGACTACGGCGGTGATCCGAGCAGGTATCGCTGATGCCGTCCCCTGCCGGCAGCGTCGTCCAGCGCGCGTTCACCTCCGGCGAAATCTCGCCGGCGGCCGCGGCGCGCGCCGACCTGGTGAAGTACACGTCGGGCCTGCGGACCTGTCGCAACTTCATCGTGCAGAAGCACGGCGGCGTCACCAAGCGGCCCGGCTTCCGGTTCATCGCGAAGACGAAGTTTGGCGCGCTCGGGTGCCGGCTGGTGCCGTTCATCTTCGAGGCGGCCGACCAGACGTACGTGCTCGAGGTGGGCGAGTACTACATTCGCTTCTTCTGGCACGGCGCGCCGGTGATGGATGGCGGCAGCCCGCTCGAGGTCGTGACGCCCTGGAACCACAACGAGGCGCAGGAGGTGCGGTGGTCGCAGTCGGCCGACGTGATCATCTTCACGCACCCGAACCACCCGGTGATGCAGCTCGAGCGCCAGGCCCACACCACCTGGGTGCTCTCAGCCAAGGTGTTCACGCCCACGATCGAGCCGCCGCTCGGCATCGTCGGCAGCTTCCTCGGCACCGGCACCTACAACCCGACCTACGTCGTGACGTCGCAGAAGATCGGCACGTACGAGGAGTCGCTCGGCTCGCCGCCGCTGTCGCTGACGGGCGCGCCGATGCCGACGCCGTCGAGCCCGATCAGCATCCATCACACGTATCCGGCCGACGGCGCCGCGCAGTACAACGTCTACTGCGACCCCTACGGCAACGGCATCTTCGGGCTGCTCGGGTCGTACGAGAAGAGCTACCTCGGCTTCAACGACGTCGGGTTCTTGCCCGACTACACCATCAGCCCGCCGATCGCGCAGGTCGTGTTCGACGCGCCCGGGAACTACCCGGCGTGCTGCACGTTCTTTCAGCAGCGCATCTGGTTCGCCCGCTCGAACAACGAGCGCGAGAAAATCTGGGGCTCGCGCGTCGGCGCGTTCAGCAACTTCGCGATCAGCGTGCCGCTGCAGGACGACGACGCGGTCAACTTCGTGCTCGCGCAGAAGACCCTGAGCCCGGTCGTCGACCTCATTCCGATGCGGCAGCTCATCGTGCTCACCGACACCGGCGAGTGGCGCATCCGCGGCGACCAGGACAACGTCGTCACGCCGACCGGCATCAACGCGGAGCCCGAGAGCTACGCCGGCGGCTCCGAGTTCGTACGGCCGATCACCATCGGCAACACGGTGCTGTACTGCCAGGCGCGCGGCACCATCGTGCGCGAGCTGAAGTTCGACTTCACCGCGCAGGGGTTCGTCACGCGCGACCTGACCCTGTTCAGCAATCACCTCTTCGGCGCGAGCTCGCTCGGCGACGTGGGCAAGGTGTGCTTCCTGATGGACATGACGTACCAGCAGCAGCCGAACAGCATCGTGTGGACGGTGCGCGCGAACGACGGCGTGCTGCTCGGCCTGACCTACGTGCCCGACCAGGAGATTGAAGGCTGGCACCGCCACGACACCGACGGCATGTTCGAGCAGGTCACGGCCGTGCCGAACACGTCGATCGGCGAGGACGAGCTCTACGCCGTCATCATTCGGCACATCGGTGGCGTCGACACGCGCTACATCGAGAAGCTCGATCGGATGCAGGTCGACGAAGAGGCCGACTGGTTCTTCGTCGATTCCGGCCTGACGTACGAGGGCCCGCCGGCGAGCTCGTTCTCGGGGCTCGGGCACCTCGAGGGCAAGGTCGTCGCGGTGCTCGGCGACGGCCAGGTCGTCTTCGACGGCGACCCGAGCTCGCCGCGCGCGGCCGCCTTCACGGTCACCGGCGGCGCGATCGCGGCCCTGGGCGCGAGCTACTCGAAGGTGCATGCGGGCCTGCCGATTCGCTTCGCCGAGGTGCAGTTCCTGAGCATCGACGTGCAGGGCGTCGCCATTCGCGAGAAGCGCAAACAGGTGCGCGCGATCTCGCTCGTGCTCGACCAGAGCTCGATCAGCTTCTGGGCCGGCCGCGACCTCGATCATCTGAT